AAGAACCATATAGAACAGAGAATTCAGGAAGCCCGGGACAATCAAAAGGAGTTACTCAATAAGATAAATGATGCCAAGAAGAAGACCAGGGTATCTCTAGAAGAGTTTATTGGTGTAATTATAAAGTTACTAAAGAGAGGTGATATTAAAAACTCTTTGAAACGTCTAATGGAGGTAAAGAAAGCCTTTGGAGATATAGAAAGGTTACAAGATAAATGTTCTAAACTGGCGGACAAAATCTCCAACTACAGGGATAAGTTAGAAGAACTTAGGGACCAAGAATATGAGGCAAATAAAGTTCAGAGGGATATTGATTTAACCCATGTTGAGATAAAGAAGCTTTTGTCTGAAAAGAGAGCTGGTGTTAACCTGGGCCTAATCAAGAAATATAAGACCCAGTTATCAACCCTATCAGATAAGCTTCAATCTATCGAGAGTGAGATGGAGGAAAAGAGGGCTAAAGTAGATAACTACAAATGGGTAATGGATGACCCACTTGGAAATAGGGGTATAAAAGCCTTCTTATTTGAAAGCTCTTTGGATATATTGAATGAGACTCTGGAATCATATTCAGAGGTACTTGGGTTTAGTATACTGTTCTATGTAGATATCCAGGGTGTAAAGAAGGACTTCAACACCCAGATAATTATGGATGGTATAGAGGTATCTTATGAAGAGCTATCAGGTGGTCAAAAAACTTTGGTGAACATAGCTATGGCATTTGCTATGAACGAAGTTATGACTAAGGCTAAAGGGATTAACATTGCTTTCTTGGATGAGGTATTCGAGAACCTTAGTTCAGAGTATGTAGACCTCGTAATAGGCCTTATCAGGAAAATATACAAGGATAAAACCCTATACCTTATATCACAATGCCAGGGTGCTTACTGTGACCAGAGAAAGGGGCCTTTCACAATACCACTAATGACTATTGGTATTAAACACTATCAAAACCATGAGAAAGAACAGTAGAAACAAAGGAAGCAGGTTCGAGCGTACCATAGCAAAGGCCTGGGAATCCTGGACAGGATATAAATTCTCTAGAACCCCTGGCTCAGGAGGATGGGCAAAGGCAAAAGATGCTATGGGAGACTTGGTATGCACCGACGAAAAACACTCGAGAAGATTCCCTTTCAGTATAGAATGTAAGAACTATCAAGAGATTAAATTCGAACATATACTCTTAGGCCTTAGGAGCTGTAAAATAATTTCTTTCTGGGAACAGGCCACAAAAGATGCCAAACGATGTGGAAAAATACCAGTATTGATTATGAGGTATAACTCCATGCCCAAAGGAGAGGCCTTTTTTATTATAGAAGGTAATGGAGCATTGGATTTATTTATGTTAAACAGTTGTTCAGAACTTTCCAGAATGGAAATCAAAACACCAAAGGTACACTTATCCGTATACATGTTCAAAGAAGTACAAAGGTTGTTAAACTATATGGACATATTCAAGTATGTCCGGAAATTAAATAAGTAATATGAAGACCCCATACGTATACTGTATTTTTAGGCTTGATAGGAAGTTCTACAAAAGAATCAACTCTGATTTGAAAAGTA